AGGTGAAGATTTAATCTTACATAACGCATGCTCATATATGAACATTCAGTTAATGTGATGTATTCTGCTAGTAGATCATCACGCCTTTTACAACTAGCTATCATGTTCATATATTAAATATAGTGATGTCCTAACTAATTGCAAGTAATTATTTAATTAAGTTGTGGATAACTTTTTAACACCAAACCCTGTGCTGTCAGGAAACCCAGCTCCCGGGGGAACTTCTATATTACTATACCTAATACCCTAAAGGGTAAGAAGGGAATGGAGAATGGAGAACACCAGCCAGTACAGCAGGAGCAGCGTCCAGCTCGCCAGTATTTCACGGAATACTGCACCAATGCCAAAAGGTAGCTTGGCGATGGAAAACGAAACCATCACCGCTACCAGTGTTAATATTCCAAAGTAAACTAAAAAGGGAGGCATTAAGTTTGATGAAGAGCCGTGCTTATTTCATCAAAGCACTCCTTCGATTCTTTATCGCCCATGATTTGGCGACACACTTCTTCCGCAGCGTACCACGCCAGCAGGTTCCTGAACTGCAGGTCTGATGCCACGCCATCAGCACCATTAAAAGTGCTTATGAAATGGAGAATAGAATTTGAACCACAGTCAGAGTACGAGTCCCACAACATGTCCCAAATCTCTTCTTGGTACTTTTCATAAAATGCATTCGTGTCTGCATAATAGATAAGCTCGGGGATCGTTCCCCCCTGGCATCCGTTCAGGACAACGTCAGAGATGGTACTCTCATCCAGGTTGCTTGTGATCCACTCCTTAATGGAGTCTTGTTTAAATTCTACTGGCATGATGGACCTCCTCTCTCCAGCTCACGAACCAGGGACAACGGTTCCAGCCGTGTTGAAATAATAGTCTGTATTCAATGTGCTTGAAATGGTAATTCATTTTTCTTGCCTCCAGTTTCTAATTGCTTTTAGTAAAAGTTGATTGTCTTTGATTAATCCTTCATCAGCATAGTTTCTACAATTAAGAATCAACCACACCCTAATATTATAAATGATTTGTTTATCTGACATTTTCTTCCTCCTCATATTCATCCTTTATGATTTGATCAATGTATGCGTGTTCAATGATCCACTCTCTGCAGAACTCTGGATCTATGTCCAGTCTGTCTTTGGTTGCTTTGTCAATGTAAACCGATCCAAAGTCTACAACATAATCATTGGGGATCGTGTCCTCTTTTGCTTGATCATACATATTAGTGCTCATGTTCCCTCCTTTGTTTGCGATTCAGGATCTCGAGTCATTACGGCAACTACCTGAACCTAAACTTGGTCGGTGCGTGTTCGTCTGTTCGCTACTTATCCTTTTTCCTTTATCGCTTCCAAGTTCTATTAATATATATAGTCCTAATTAGTTAGGATGTCAAGAGGTAAAAGAAAACTTTTTTAAAGTCCTGCTGTCCAGAAACCCAGCTCCCTGGGATGCCAGCTCCTGTATATAATAGTAATACTAAGAGGTCATCGGGTAATGGGTAATGGGTAATGGACAATGGAAAAAGGGTGGTGAGCCGAGGACTTCGACTCACCGTTTTGTTTAATGTTTGGCTAACTAAACAAAGAAGGAAGAACTTAGGAGTAGCAGAATGTACTCCTGCTGTCAACCATCACAGCCTGGGGGACTGGCTGCACGGTTTTTTTATTAAGAGGTAATGGTGGTGGGCCGTGGGAATGGAGACTAATGGAGCTTCGTGCTTGAACTACCATCAGGAGTCCAGCAACCCAGTAAGTGCATCAGGAGATCCCAGCTCTGGGACCTGGAACCGGGGGCGATGGAACAAAGGACGGGTTTATCGTTAATGGATAATGGATCACGGACAATGGAGCCTGAGAATAATTTAAGGGTCTTCGAAAGAGGGTCTCTGGCAAGTACGAACACAGGACAGCCAGCAGAATAATGCCTGTGGATCCACGCAATTTGATGTGCTGAGAAGTTAAGTTTATTATTGGTTATTATCTTCAACTCTAACCAAAAGCCTCGTTTGTAAAAGCCAAACAGATCAGGAATACCCAAACCTGTAGAGCTTTCAATTCTAGTCCAAATTATTGATTTAGTATTATTTTTTAACTGTTTCCAGAGGTTTTTCTCTTCTGCCATGTTTAATTATCCAGCACCTTTCTTCTTCAAGATCAACCATCAATAACTCAACCCTAAGTTTCTTCTGTAATGCAGTTAATACTCGGTTGATTGGTTTACCTTTTTTGTTTCCTTTTGCATACTTCAAAGCCGTTTTAACGTCATACAAATGGACTTTTCCACGCTTATCAATAGACACAATATCGACACAACCAGTGTCATGAATCGTCTTGAAGACTAGATTCCCCTTCTTCAATAAGTAAGTCATCGCCAGACTCTCCGACAGATGACCCTTCAGATGTGTCTTGGTCAATAATTTCATACTCTCCAGGAATGGATAGTTTTTTTCTAAGTTCAACTAGTTTCTCCTCTACTTCTCCAACAGACATTGAATCAATCGTGCCATGCATGATTTCTTTCTTGTCAACATAAAGTCCAGCTACCATGCCTCGATATTTCTCAGCAGCAATAGCTCCAGTGTAATTACCAGCAGCCTCCGCCGAGTCTCTCAACTCAGCTAGTTTTTGTACATGAGATTTGTAGGAAATGGAGTATCTCCTAGCCAACTCAGCTCTTCTACGTTCTATTTCCTCGACTACACGAGGATAGTATTTAGGGTTTTGTAATTGACTTGCATTGACAGTAGCCCCACTTTCAGCGTATCCAGCGTCCAAAGCACACTGTTTTGCACTCTGAATATGCCCTTTTTCGATGAAAATATCGACAAATTTCATCTGTTTTGGGGTCAAATCGAGTGTTTTTTCCTGTTTTTTTGACATCGTTTTTTCCATTTTTTAACTTGAGACCCTCCAAAAAGCCTTATTTATCAACAAACTGTGTAAACGAAGAGCCAACCGTTTACAACGAGATGACAACTTATTTACAGAGGGAACCCGCGATATATATATGTTTTTACTATATTGTAAATATGTAAACCGATTTCGCTGATTTTTTACAAGTTTAGATTTAATTTGTGTAGAATAATATATATAGTGATTTACATGAAATTGGTAAGGATTGACTGGGATGATACTATTGAACATCAGACTGGTTGGTACGAACAAGAAGACATCAAAGACCTTGAACCGCCGCCCCTTGTTTGGAGTTTTGGGTTAATTTTAAAAGAAGAAGAAGATTCTGTCACTGTTGTTGCGGATTGGATTCCGTCATCTAAAACTTTTGGTCGGGGGACCACGGTCCCTAGAGGAATGATCAAGAAGATTACAGAAATAGCCGAAGTTGATATGTCAAACATCAATTCAAAGTAGCAATTCCACCCATAGCAAATTTTTGCCCAGTAGCCATTTCAAAAGCTTGTTGGTAAGGTATTCCTTTTTGCATGAACTCTCCATATCTTCGTTGTGCCTCAGGTCCTGCGGATTGTAATCTTCCTGCAATATCACCTGGATTAAAAACTTTCGATAAATAGTCTTTAACTCCACTTCCTATATTATTAGTTATAGGTGTATCAGTCATAGGCATAGGTACAGTAGCAGTTGTACCTGTAGAAAAGGGTGAGCCTGTAGCTGCCTCAAATGCTTGTTGATAGGTCATTCCTTGTTGCAACATTTGTCCATATTTTCGTTGTGCTTCAGGTCCCGCAGCTTGTAGTCTTCCTGCGATGTCTCCTGGGTTAAAAACTTTACCCATAAAATTTGTACCTTGTGCGAATTTATCTTTTAGACCACCTAATACTTTACCCATGGTTCCACCGCCCAAGATAAAATCGGCGCCCGCTCCCATCATACTTCCAATACCGCGACCCATGTCACCCACAAGTTGTCCTAGTGTCGGAGCTTGTGCTGTGAGTTCAGGTTGCATCATTGATAAGATAGTTCGACCTTGTGCATCTTTCATAGGAACATCAGCACCAGACATTTGTAAACGCATGATACCATCAGGGCCCATCACTTCTTTGCCACCAACGGATTGTCCTGCGAAATACTGTTTTGATTTGTCTAAATATTTTTGATAGTCCAAACCTCTTGGATATTTTTGCTGAAGGTTTCCAGCCATTTCAATAAACTTATCTTTTCCACCAGCTTGATTAAACATGATGTTCTGATCTTTTTGACTGTAGTTTTGAAAAGAATCACCACCCGGTGTATAACCTGAACCTGGACCTGTTGGTCTAGACGAAGGTTTACTATAACCACTAAATGCAGGGGAAGATGTCCCTGGTCTGTTAATACCTGTAGGTGCTCTACTTCGGGGTCTGTTACGAATGCTTGGAGGGGCCATTACTTAGCCCTTGTACCTGTTGCACGTCTTTGTCTAAAACCAACTGGTTGCTTAGCAGATTTTCTTCTTCTCATCGGAGTGACAATATTAGGCTTGGAACGATCACGTGGTGTAGCTTTAGGATTAGGTACTTTTCTATCCTTCATTTTTTTAATCATTTCAGGAGTCAGGGGTAAAGGTCTTGCTTGCATTGGACCTTTATCTTTGGTTAGTCTAGGATTACCCGTTTGAAACTCTCTAGGTTTTTTCTTCATATATTTTTCAATATCTTCTTTTGTGATACGACCATCGGTTTTAATTCTTCGAGGTCCTGTTTGTAATGCTTTTGGAGGGATACTCATCATTCCCTCTTTTAATTTTCTAACTGCTTTGCGAATAGGCTTTGTCGCCATTTTTACTCTTCTGCTTCTTGGTTTCATTCCTTGTGGCATAATAAACTCCTTGGTCCGTGGTTCGTAGTCTTTGTACAACTAAGAACATAACAAAAAATAAAGTCAAGAGCAAAGATTTATTGACTTTTAAAATCGGAGTTTGATACAGTAATAGGTACGCACTAACGCATATAAGGGAGGTTTATCATGCAAGAATTAGAAAAGAAATTAGAAGAAGCGTACATAGTCATTGCTCTGTTACAGGCGCAAATATCAGAAAAGAAATAAGACTATGTGGTGGTCGGTGAGCCTTGATTCAAGGCTCCAGAACCCCTAGTTACAATCTTATGCCACTGATCGTGGGTAAATTCCTCACTCGTCCCGTCCCGATATAATACACGATACATCAAGTATTCCTGCATCTCTGGTGGATTAGAGACTTTTGTGAAGATTTCTACATTAGTTACAATATCTTTGATCATCTTGGGAAAGATAACACATTTCCGTCCTTGAGTTTACTTAATTTTTGTACAATTAAACGGCGTGTTGCTTCCTGTAAATCCTTGGTATCTCCCACAAGTTCGTGGTCCCAAAGATCAGCACAGGCCCGTAGTGCTTCTACTTTATGTTTTTTATTCTTAAAGTAGTCTCTATCATGGTCGATCAGATCAAGCACCATACGCCTAGAGATTAGGGACTCTAGGTCTTCTGTCATCATGTTTATATTCATGAGACAATTCTAATGATTCCTTCGGGTTTGTAAAATAACTTTTACCCATTAGTTTCTCGGCTCTTTTCCTCGCTCTGCGTCTTTTATCACGTTGATGTGAATAGCGTATGGAATGACCTCGACCGTCTTGATATTCGTATACAGGTTGAAATTTCATTGTATCCTCCTTTGTTGGTCAGCCGACCTGAGTCGTAGATAGAGGAAAGGCACTCCAACTAAAACTCACAGCTTTTCACAATACACTACCGTGTATGCTATACATCTGCTTTACCCGAATTGGGCCGGCGCAATCGGAACTTGTTATGTGACTTTGGTAGGTTTTTCACTATCAGCAAAATCAAAAAATTTGTTCTTATTATCCATAAATTGAAGTGTGTTTTCTAATTTACGTTCTTCTTCTTCTAAGCCATCTAAGTATCCTTCTAAAAAAGCTACCGTTGTTGGTAAAGAAAACTGTGTACGATCATGCTTCATATAGCCAATCGCATTAGATAAATGTTTCTTTAATTGTTTTCTACTTTCGTAATTTGCCATTGCGTTTCTTCTCCTCTTGTTCAATTAGTTTTTGTATAAATCCACCCATTGTACAGTAATCGTTTTCTGCCATCGGTCGTGCTTTATTATACACAGCGACCTTGATAGCTACTGATTTGTATTTGCTTGCATCCATTAAATAACTCCTAAAAAGTGTAATATTAAAATTAAAATTAGACCTGTAGCCATAAACCATCTAAAATAAAATATTAGTGTTACTAATATTAATGATATCAATACAATGTATAACATAGTCCTAATTTCTTAGTATAATATAAGAATTTATGGTATAAATGTCAATAGGGGTAAATAAATGTTAAAATTCTTTTTAGTAGGCTGGGCGTGTATCGGATTAGGCTACGATCAAAAATGTGTACGAGTAGGCTCGGAAGTTATCTTTGATACGTATGAAGAATGTAATGAGTATTACAAATTAGTGGCTACCGAACTAACAAGCCGTGATGAGACAATTAAATTACAATTTACTTGTGCATCATCAGGCGTATTAGAAGACTTGCTATAGAGTTCTTCGTATAAAATTTGGAAATTGACCTTCTTCTTTAAAAGATCTATAGGCTGCATACCAATCTTTTTTATATTCTGCTTGACAGAAATCTTTGATTGATTGGTCTTTGTCATCACTCTTAAAAAAATTCAAGAAATGATCTTTGGCTTTGTTGGTTAAGTTAAACATGATTTTTCTCCTGGCCTACTTATACACAGAAAAATAATTTTTAGTTTTGTTTTGATTGCATGACAGTTATGCAACTGGTAAAATATTAGGATAGCAACGGCCGAAACACGAAAGGAATTTTGTGTATTGCAAAAGTTATTAGATTAGTGTCTCTTGCAAATAAACAGTTTAATAATTGTCGTTGCTAAACATCAAACTCAGCTTCAAATTCAACGTCAGGTTCAGAAAGAGGAATATATAATGTTCTACCATTTACTCTTTTTACAAAAGAAGTTCTACATAGTAGGCAGTGATAGTTATCGTTATCAATACGAAACATAGGAACAATGACATGTTCATACGAACAGCTCGGACATAGTGTTGCTTCTACTTTGTCATCTTTCTTTTTATCTATTTCGCCTCGCCCCATGATGGTCCAACCTCACAATCTAATTTTACAGGCACTTCTAATTGCACTGCGTTTTGCATTATCTCCATAATTTTATTCTTTTGTTCTTCACTGTCAAAAGAACAATCTAGTTCATCATGCACTTGAATGAGGGGTACAATTCCTTCTTTATGTAAATCTACCATTGCTTTCTTCGTCATGTCAGCAGCAGATCCTTGTATAATTTTGTTTAAAGCTTTGTATGTAAAGGCACGGCGTATTTGTTTACCATGTTCTCTTTCAGCTTGGTCCCTGGGCAGTGGTTTGTGGACACCGTAGCGTGAAGGTTCCCACATATCAAATCGACACTTACGACCGAGTAAGGTTCTTACATGACCGACATCAGCCGCTTTCTTCATGGTTCGTTCAATCATTTCTTTTACAAAAGGAACACGTCCATGATACTTCTCAAAAAGGTCCTCAGCCTCACCAGGAGTCAATCCTAGCTCAGAAGATAGTTTCCCCTTACCCATGCCATAGAATAGCCCTAGATTGATCGTTTTAGCCTTTTTACGGTCTATTTTAGCCATCTCGGAAACCATTGTATGGAAGTCAGTGTTGGGGTCTTCATGGTATGCGTTGACAAACTCATCTGCGCCTTTCAACCCACCAGCCGTTAAGCTAGCGAGGTGAACCACGAGACGTGGTTCTTGTTGTGAGTAGTCGAACGCACCCCATTGCATCCCCTCTTCGGGTTTAAAGAGCGAGCGTATCATCGGTCCTAAAACCTTCGAGGAAGGAACTTGTTGGAGGTTTGGTGTATTGTAGCTGAGTCGTCCTGTGACGGTGCCACCACCATCTCCCCGTAATTGGTTTATTTCAGCATGGATTCTCCCCTTATGTTCATGCTTTAGAATTGTATCAATGAAAGTCGTTCGGGCTTTATTATATTCTCTGGCCTGAGCGACAGCTTGAACCAACGGGTGTCCATGAGTGCGGAGGAAATGCTTATCGAATTTTGGAGCACCCGTCAATTCAGTTCGTGCATATGGAAGATCCAATGCATCGAACATTTTAGATATAGATTTAGCTTCCCACACATTTACTTCACATCCTGTTTCTTTTTTGATTTTCTGTAAATGTTCAGACTCTTCTTTTAAGAGTTTGTTTTTTGTGCGTTCAGCTTGATCTATGTCAACTCTAACACCATGCCATTTCATATCAATCAAGACTGGTAAGACTTGGTGCTCTAACTCATTAATGTGAGTTAAATCTTGTGCGAGGATTTCTCTTTGAAGAACGTGAAATAATTTTAACGCAAGCTCGGCATCTTGTTCTGCATAAGGTCCAACGTACATGGGAGGTAATCTCCACATGTCGTTCTTTGCATCAACACCCCATTCTTTTGCTGCTTCATATAACAGTGCTTCTGATTTCTTTTCCCCTAAATAATCTTGTCCAACAATATTCAAAGAATATCGCATTCTGTTTTCATCTAAGATAGGTGCCATTAACATGGTGTCCCAAATCTTTGATGTAATTCTCATACCCATACGTTTCATCCAACCGACATCGTACATGGCATTGTGACAAACAATTTCAGGACAACGATCTAACATGTCTTGAAACTGTCTCATAAAAACTTTTTTATCGTAGTTACCTGGTGAGTCGTGATCAATTGGAAAGTATCCTTTGAAACCTTCCCATGCGATTGCAACGCCTACAACTTTTCCATTACCGGTTGCCCAACCTGGTCCGTGGTCCTTGATTCCTGGATCGTATGTTTCTAAGTCGATAGCAACAGGGCTTTGCCCTTTGTAATCTATAAACTCAGGACAGACCCACTCACTCGGTGGTTGAAATAGGGGATTTTGTATTGTCATCCTTCTCCTTTTCTTTTGGAAAATAAACTTCTGTTAATGATCTGCATGTACTGCAATCTAATAATGTCATAAAAGAATAAACTTCCGATTCTTCACTAATGTCTTCATCCTGCATCCATCTTAATTCTGTATTACAATGCCAACAGTTCATTTCTTATCCAATTCATCCCGCCATGCTTCTAAATTTACTGTAGCTATGTCTTCTACTAAGAATGGTATCCAGCTTCTATCAATCTCTACAGGCTGTGGCCAAGACTTTTTGATATCCTTCATTTCTTTCTCTATTAAAGATATAAATACTTTTCCGTCTTTGTAAACAATCCTCATCGTATTACCTCCAGGTATTCTCTATCTGTCTCAGAACGTACGAGCCATAGCTCTTTTCGTGCTCTTGTAGCACCTACATAAAAGACTCTGTGTTCATCGTCAGGGTTGCTAATTAATGCTTCTTCGGACTTTCTCGATAGATCCAAAAGTAAAACAACATTGTCTGCCTCTCCACCTTTAGCTCCATGTATCGTAGAAATTTCTATCTGTGGCTTTTGCCAAATGTTTATACCTCGCTTCATGAGCTGTCGGACATACATCACTTTACCATACGGTATTTTGTCTAATGCTTGATACCATGTAGCTGTCTTTTGAATTAATAAACCGTGTTGAAACATCAGTTTTTCATAATCAAACTTTTCTTTATCATCTAAATTTTTAAGATTTTTATAGTTACGTTGAACACCAATACCTGATGACATGTATTCATACATGGCTTTAACACCATCCAAACCAACACTCTCACCCTCTGATATCTTATTCCAAGATGCAATGGCGTGTTTCAATTTATCAGCTATGCTACTTTGTCCAAACCGTGCGTAGTAGTAACCCTGTTCCAAGAAGAACTTCTCAACTTTATTAAGTATGTATTTAGTCCTTGCGAGTACAAGCCACTGTTTATCTTTGTACGGGATTGCTTCATGTGAATAGACTGTAACGACTTTGCCCTCTTCGTCTTTAGCTTCCCATTCTTTCTCGACTCTATCTCTGATTTTTCGAACGATCTTGGATGCCACGAAGTGATGGGATTTAGGTATTCTGTAGGATTTATTGAGTACGACAGAAGTGCCAGGATAAGACTGAAATGTATTAACATCAGCCCCAGCCCATTTAAAAATAGCTTGGTCGTCATCACCTGCAATATAGGCTCTTTTACATTTAGATATGAGGTTTGTAATAACTTGCCACTGTACGAGCGATAGGTCTTGCGCCTCGTCAACGATGATTACCTCTATATCTGGCCATATGTCAGGTCTAAGATTAAACTCTAACAGCATGTCAGTAAAGTCATATAATTTTCTATTTTTTTTGAATTCTTTAAGATACTCCGCAATCTGTTCTAGTTTTCTCCAACCGCCTACAATGTGTCCAAACTTAGAAAAAGTTTCATATAAACCCACTCCTGTAATTCTGGATAAGTCAATAATTTTTAAATAAGGATCTTGTTGTATAAAATTACCATCATCATCATGTATATCTTTTGGTGCTAGATCTACTTTTAAAGCATCTGATATTTCAATGTAATGTTTTGGTTTTAATACATCATTCGTAGATAGACCTAAACATTGAAAAGCTAAACTATGTATTGTTCTAAAGTATTTAAAATCTTTTTGATCGAGTTTAAATTTATGTGCCGCTCTACTAATAGCTTCACTTGCAGCTTTCTTTGTATAGGCAACAAAGGCTACATCTTCAGGTGTTAAATTCTTTTCTAACTCTTCTTCTACAATATTAAGTAAGTATGTTGTTTTACCTGTACCTGGTGGTCCGTAGATCTTTTTTATTTTAGAATGGGACGTCATCTTTTACCTTAGGTACATTTAACTTAGACTCATCTTGTGGTTTAGGATCAGGTATAAAAAATAAATTCTTCACAGTATTTTTATTAATTCTAAATTGTTTAGAATCTCCACCTTTGTCTCTAATTAAAGAACCCATTTGAGTTGTTGAAAACTCTTTAAACTGAATCTTACGCATATATCTTTCCAGACTTGATAATTGAAAATATATTTTACCATCACTTTTCCAAACACTGTGATTTAATACATCTTCAATGTCATCTGCAATAGCTTGATTATATAAAAAATCTTCTATGTGTGAATAGAAACGTCCTTCTCTCGTCACTTCTTTAGGCATCTTAATAATTTCACAGGTTTCTAGTAATTCTCTCATACGAGCTTCATAATCTCTTTTAGACATCTCTACAGGCAGGCTAGTATGTGTCTCCAATACTTTCTTTCTAAACAATCGTTGATCCATTAGTTCATCTGTAGTGACCGTGATCCGTGAGCCGTCTACATCTAAATGCCATACTGATTCATCAGACTCTAACTTTGTGAGATTAGCAATGTCCATTGCCACATCATCTCTGCCAATACCATATTTTCTTACTCGACACTTCGTGCTATCACAATGTGAACGCATCGGTACGTCCTTACACTTGTAGCCATATTCTTTTTTCTCGTGTTGATCTATCTTGAGCTTAACTTGATCGTAACCCATCGGTGGTTTGCAGTACGCTGTGTTAAATTCCATGACTTTGTTTTGCCACTCACCAGGTCCATACTTCTTTTTTGCATAGACACAGTAGTGAAATACCACATCATCCCTCGATCCTTCAAAAATACCCATGTTTTGCATGATTTCTATGCATGGAGGGCCGTCAAAAGTGGTCTTTTTCTGTTTTAAAGGCTTTACAGATAGGTTTTGAAGTTGGTCGTGTGTGATTGCCTTCTGAGAAACCAAATTGAAGAACTCATCAAGCGTTAAGGACTCTCCTTTTTCGTCCATAGCGTATCTTCCGCTCATGTCTCCCTTAAAATAGGGTAAGTTGAGAAAGTTTCCTGTGTCACCACGCTCCGCATTGAGTGATTCTTGTTTTGGAAATATCTCGCAGTCAGCAAATCCTAACACGGAAGCTATCTCTGTTAATTTTTTAATAGCATCTTTGGCAGGTACAGGTTCTGTAAAGAATATGAAAAGATGAAATCCTCCCGATTTAGATCGGCAAGGTATAATAGGTAGATTTAATTTTGTATATTTAGTAATTGTCTTGCGTACATCAATTGAGTAATCGTCAACATCAATACAAGACCAAGAACATGTATTATCATCACGTATCGGAATAATTCCAAGGCTTGGATCATTTCCTTCGACATGGTCTCTCCAATGTTTGTCAGTAACTTCTTCTTTAAGAATATATGCCTTACCACCGACTTTACCGCTTTCTTTAGTTTCACCACGATAAAATACGCCATGGGCTCGGCTTAGACCATTGAAGATCTGTTTTAATTTTTGATACGCTTCCATATGTGAAAGGGGGCCGAAGCCCCCTAGCCCTTAAAAAGGATTGTCGGTGTCTGGTTTATCACTTCCAGAACTTTCGCTCGCCTGTTCATAGTTGACCTCAACAGATCCCTTCTTCACGGCGTTATGAAATCGTTTACCTTCTTCGTATTGACTAGCCGAAACGACTTCACCTCTTCTTATGTCCCAGCTATACCAGTCACCTTTGTCATTTGACTGAGGCTTAGTTGTAAGCACATAGGAGTAATACCAACTAGGAGGATTGATGATTTGATCACCATTCTTCACCTTAGCCGACATCACAAGACTGTTCCATTTTCTTGATTTAGATAGTCCACTCACTTTCATGGATAGGAGAACTTGCGATGTAAGTCCTTCACTGTTTGTAAGGAGGCAGTAGTGATTGTGAGTTCTTTCTAAATATGTACCCTCTGGAAGCCTAGATTTACCCTCAGCGTCCTTTTTTGTTTTATCCCAAAGAGGAGTATCCACAGGGTGAACGATGGGAGCAGAGGAACCAGTTCCTCTATCGGACCATTCTAATGCAACAGGTTCGAAGTGACATGGTATAACTGTAACACCTTCAGTACCATCATAGAGTTCTTCTGTGACAGTATTGAAAACCATACCTTCTTCTGCACCATCAACATACTCACTCTTTTGTTTTTTTGTCTGCGGAGACATAGAGCTAAGTATTTTCAAGAAAGGTATAGCAGTCGTGTTCATATCAACAACGGCTAAACCTAAACCTTGGTCTTGTGCGACCATACCAAGATCAATGGTAGGGGCGGCAACGGCAGAAGCTTTCTTTGTTGCTACTTCCTGTTTTTTTGTTTGTTCATTCATTATTTTTTTCCTTTTGTTATTTTAGTTTCTGGACGTATGAAGATCCCAAAGAGATCATCAGGGTCCGTTAATCCCTCTTCGTGGCGCTTTTTTAGGGTCGCCTTCAGTGTCGAGGGGTGCACTGATTTTTTCACGTTAGGGGTGATACCGAAGTTCTGTTCTATATATCCAGCTAAATCTCCAGCCATATTGTCTTCACCCGTTCCGAAACTTGTTGAAACTTGATTCTTGATTATATCACCAAGATCATTATTTCTTAAATAATCTAATGCTTCATCTTCTCTTGTCTTAGGTATTCTACAATGAAAGCCTTCTTTGACAGTTACTTTACTGCCATCTTTCATGGTTGTTTCATTGATACCTAATTCTTGCATTTTTGTTGGAATTGTTTCACCAGAAAGTATATCTCTTTCTCGTCTTAATTCTTTCATTGTCTCTTCCATATTTTCTATTTCAGAGTCTAAATCTAATTGTCGTTGAATAAGTTTAGATAATCCTGTTAGATCATCATCTTGAAGTTTCTTTAAATCACCTGCATCTTGTTTCAGATCATCAAAGTCTATTGTGTTAGCCATATTACCTCCTTTATAGAACAGCTTGGGAGGCCTAGTTGTTTCACCTCCAACTTTCGGGATACAGATAAACATTGCTCTACCCTACTCGTACCTACTCATGATAGCCTCAGCTAGTTAGCCCTACTCTATCACCCCTGTGCGTTACGCCTCTGTTAAAAACGTTATTCCGCCACAAGCTATAAGTGCCAGCTAAGCACTTAATTGTTCGTTAAAAAAGTTATACTTGAAATCCTAACAAAATGCAATATATTATTTCTATATGGCTAACTTTTTTTTGAAGGAACCTTTTCTTCATCAACTTAAAGCAAGACGAATTTGTCATGATAGAAATATCAACAATTTCGCCTACTTGATGGAAATGGGCACAGGTAAAACTATAACAGCAATCATGGATTTGATGATATTGCATCATGAAAAAGGTGTGGATAACTGTGTAATCTTTGCACCGAAGTCCGTGTATCGTAATTGGTATAAAGAAATTACAGAATTTGTTGCACCTGAAAAAACAAAATATGCAATTAGTACGTGGGACCCTAGTCTTAAAGATCCTGTTACTAAAGCTAAATTAACAGATTTATTAGAAAAAAGTATTGTACCACTTAATATTTTTTTGATGAATATAGAATCTATCTCATCACCAAAAGGTGTAAAGTTTTTAGAAAAATACCTTAGTGTACAAGATAAAAAGAAAACAATGATGATTGTTGATGAAAGTACAACTATCAAAACACACAATGCTAAACGTACAAAAAACTTAATTAAGTTGACAAAAGATTTAAGCTATAAAAGAATTTTAACAGGTACACCTATTACTAAATCACCACTAGATATTTATACACAGTTTGCTTTTCTTGACCCTAAGATACTTGGTCAAACTAATTACTATGCTTTTCGTGCTCGCTACGCAAAGATTGTCAATAGACCTACGTCAGGTGGTCGTCACTTCCCTTTGATAACAGGCTATCAACGTTTAGATGAATTAGAAGAAAAGATTTATACTCATGCTTTCCGTGTCAAGAAAGAAGAATGCACGGACCTGCCTGAGAAAATATATATGAAAAGGTTCATACCTATGAGTGAGAAACAACTCGTAGCTTATGAATCATTGAGAAGAAACGCAATGTTTATTTTCAATGACAAAACAACGACATCTGTGAACCGGCTCTCACAGATTGTTAAGTTGCACCAGGTATGTTGTGGATTCACTATTAATGATAATGGTGAAATCCACGACGTGCCTAACAAACGATATGATGAACTATTAAATGTCCTAGAGGAAGTCGATGGCAAAGTAATTATCTGGGCAAACTATAGACACAATATTGAAACGATAACTCAAAAACTAAAGGAGAAATACGGTGATACTTCGACTGCAGCTTTTTATGGTGATACAGAAAATCAAGTACGCATGGATCTTGTCAAAAATTTTCAGGACAAAGGACATGATCTCACGTACCTTGTTGCGAACCCTAAGACTGGTGGATATGGAATCACTCTTACTGCCTCTCACACTGTTGTGTACTTTTCAAACAATTATGATCTTGAGATAAGATTACAAAGCGAGGATCGTGCTCACAGAATTGGTCAGAAGAATAAGGTTACCTATGTTGATTTTGTTTGTCAGGGAACGGTTGATGAAAAGATATTAACTGCCTTGAAGAACAAAGTCGACATAGCCAGTCAAGTGATGGGTGATGAGTTGAAAAGTTGGATTACTTAGATTTTTTCTTTTGAGCTTTTCTCATTTTTTCTGAATCCCTCATTGTAGTTTCTAATTTAATACCAATATAACCTGTTGCGGCGGTGCCACCCATTATACCTTTAAAAATAGCATCATCTCTTTTTCTTTGTTTAATTCTTTTGATAACTCTACTTTCAGATCGGTCGCGAAAGGTTTTTTCCTTTTTCTTCTTTTTACCTAAAAGACCCAAGCCTTTTTTTGCAATACCGAAGATACTCATTACCTAGATATTCCGTAACCACGTTTAGCTAAACGACCAGCTACAGTTCCACCATTTTTAAAGTTATAACCTCTTCTACCAAGTGTAGATCTTCTGTCAGGTTTTTCTCCACGAGCTATTGATCTTTTTTCTGCTTGACGTGCTCTGATACCAGCTTGACTTTTTGATGGTGAAAACGGCTTGTAATCCTTATCAAACTTAGATTTTGGTGTTTTTATAGATCTTACACGATCGCCTTCTTTGGCTCCTGCTTTTATCTTTTTGGCACGAACTAATGATGGAATATTTTTAGCATTCTTTTTTACAGCATCTTTACCAAACTTTTTTATTGCTGCTTTGATACCTTTACCTGCTACTACTCTAGCAATTTGTGCTGCGATTGGTACTAAAGGGAGAACCATTAATCACCACCTGTGAGTTCGTCTTCAAGCTGAATGATTTCAGCCATAACTTCTGATTCGTTGTCCTCGGTCATTGAGCCACGAAGCTCTCTAATTCTCTCTAAGATATCTTCTTCTTTATCATATGACATTAGTTGGGCCTTACATTATAACCTAAGCCTTTAGTAGCTGCTCCGCCACCTCTAGCTGTTCCTCTAACAACACCACCATCTTTCATGTAACCCATTTTGTTACGGACTTTTTTTGGTAGCTTTGCTAGACCTGGATTCTTCTTTTTATCAACTGTTTTTAGATTCTTTTTCATAGAGCCTCCTACTTTTTCTTTTTGCCATAAAGCTTCATGGCTCTTGCAGTATATGCTTTTTCAACCATGCCTTTTGGCATTGGAACATCAACGATTTTAGACTCGTCAATAACTTTAGGTTCAATTATCTTTATATGATCAAATTTGTATTTACCCATGCTTGAATCCTACTCTTATACGTTCGTTTTTGCAACTATTTCTGCAAGACTTTCACATCTTTTTGTTGTCTGTTTATGCCACCTCGAGTCCTTCATCTCAGTAGCGGCGTCTTTCCAACGTTTCTCACGCATGGCTTTCCACATGTTTTTAAACTTACGAACACCATTTGTGCCTAATTGAAACACCATTTCTAGTATAACTTCAGATACATTGTCAGGTAAATCGTGTCCAACACACTCATCTATCAATAGATCAGCCCCCGCAGCAGCTCTATTCAGGTCTATATCAAATAGTTCTTCGACTTCTTCCATGGATATTTCAACGCCTTCAGCGTATCGTGTCCGTTCGTGAGGCTGAATAAGGTGGCCTATGCCGATCGTGGCTTTTCCTAGTGTGTCTAAATACATTACTGTGCGCACCCCTTCATGCAAACGCACCCTTGCTTTCAAGTCATCTGTTAAATCAATCATGATCCTATCCCCCAATGCTTTTGATGTTCATCGGGATCTCCTTTCTTAAATAAATTTTTAATTTTATATGTTATAACTGCCCACAGGTTTTTCATTATCTAGTTTACCTAATAAATCAAAAATACCATTATTCCCAACATTTTGCAAGTTAGCTTCTAATAATTGTGGCATGCCTCCCATTGGCATATTAGGGTTTGGTGGAATGCCCATGATCCCTGGATCGGGGTCCATAGGATATACTTCTTGTGGTCTGATCACAGGGCCATACATCATTCTTTTTTCCATATCTACTTCTGGTCTGATTGTGCCCATATCTGTATCAAAAAAAGGCTCACTAGACATTGGTGTATCCGTCTTCGGAACAGCGTAAGGACGCACCTCACCTCGCTGAAACAAATCTTGTTCTATAATATTTGGCTCACTAGGAATCACTGTCTCTTCTTCTGGTAACATAAACTGATTAGGTCCTGGTTCAAAGCCCTCGAACCTTGGTAACATATCTATGTTCTCTGGTGGACCTTCAGCAAGTTTTTTTGTTGCACCACCCTTATTCATTTTCAATGGCTTTGTCGGTAATTGACTTAACGGTGTTACAGCATCTAAAGCGATCATAGTGTTCCTATTCCTCTTTTCATCATTTGACTTTCTAAGGCATCATCTAAAGTTCCAAAAGCTAAATCACTTCGAGTTTGTGGTGCAAGTTGTGCTCCTGGAATATTTGGTTGTAGTGAAACGTCAGGTTGAAAAGTAGTATCATAAAAACGTTGTTCTTGAGTATCAGGTGTAACTCTTCTGTCAATCTCACGTAAAGTTTCTAAGTCACGTCCTTCTGGAGTTTTAGTCATTAATTCAATTTGTTTATCTCTAGCTGCATTTTGTTCTAATTTACTTTGAGGATTCTCTATTAAACTAATAATCGATTGATCAATCTCTTTCATAAAGTCTTGTTCTTCTAAATCTTCATCGGTTGGTAAGAATTCATTTGCCCACTGTATAAGGTCATTTCTTCTTGATTTTGTAAGAGGATCTTTTGTAGGAAACTTAACAGCGTCAGTATACACTTCAGTAAATGCTTTTAAAGCTTTAGGACTTGTTAATAATTTTGAACCATACTTTAACATTAATGCTGTCATAATAGGATTCATAGCCACAAATCCACCTGCGCCTGCGCCCATAGCAGAACCTAACATGATTCCTTTAAAACCACTCAAGGTAATCCTTCTAGTAACGAAGGTTGAAGGATCATTAACAATGAAAGCACCTGCCGCATCTGCTGCAGATAAAAAGTCTTTTATACCATTAACTGTTACGCCTGTGCCCTCTAATGCTTCAGTAAGAACTTCAATACCATCTTCAGTATCTAAACCTAGTTTCTTAGCAAATGCTTGTGGACTAAATTCTACCTGACCAAATTCTAACATTTCTGGTGCTGCCTTTTTCAAACCATGCTTTTGAATTAAATCAGGACTTGCGGAAGTAACATTTAAGTATTGATTAGGTGTTACACCAACAGGAAGACCTACGATTGAATCATTAAGGGCATCACCTAAGAGTCTTCTTACAACTCTTAATTGACCCGCATTGGGTGCAACGCTCGTAATAGGTAGAACTTTTTTAATGGTTTGATTATATGTTGGACTTTTTGGATCTAAATCTTTTACAAGAGTTTCTATATTAACAACCACACCTTCTTTATTACCCGCTTTTCTAAAAGCTTGTACTTGTTCAGGTGTTGCTTTTGATAGTTCTAATAAATGTTTCATTGCATCAGGATCATTTTTTGCTCTTTGTAAAATGGTGTCAAAAACTTCTTTTGTATACATCATGCCATATTTTTGATCAGGTCCTGGACCAAATATGTTTGCATTAACTTGTTTTACATTAGAGGCCACTCCACCTGTATAATCAGGTATAGTTGCTGCAAAATATTCATTAGCAGCAGAAAGTTTTTTCAAAGCAGTATTAAAGACAACATCATCCACTTCATTACCTATATTTTTAAGATTGGTAATATCCATTTCTAACATCGCAGCTAAATTACCAATGGCTTGTGCTTGGTTTTCTGGAATCTTACCTTTAAATTCTGTTTTAAAATTAACTGCAAAATCATTAAACATTTGACGAAGTGTGATTGCTTGTTCCATTGTAATATTAGGATCTAATTTTCCCAACATCCCATATAACTTTCCAAAAGATTCTTGAGACTTTGAACCTGGAAACTGAAAGGGTTCTCCTGTAGTAAGACCGGGAATACCCTCTTCGTACGATGCTCGAGTGTCATTAGCAAGTTTTCTAAAATTGTCTATATTTATAACTTTTTTACCTTTTAGTTTTTTGGCATACTCTTCAAAGTTTTCATATAAATATCGTTGTGCATTTCTTACAGACTCATAATTACTTTGCATCATCTTAGACAAATCCTTTCCTAACATTGAAACTGTTTGTAAAGGTGCTACAGAGTTCATTAATTTACCTAAATATTGTCTTGAAGCTTCTTGTACAGCTTGTTGTTGTGTTCCAAATTCTTTACCTACCCATGGTAAAACACCAATAACTTTACTGTACGCTCTCCAAAATGGCATATTGGTAGCCTGAATAATACCCAATGGCATACCGTAAGTGTCTGATATCTCAGCTAATTTTTGTAAATTCTTTTTTGTAGGACTAATGCCAAATATTTTATTACCAATAAATCCTTTTGTATGATTGAAGATAGGTCCCATTGCAGCGGCTCCACCTGTAAATGCAGCGTTTAACATAGTGTCATATAAAAATTGTGAACTTGCTTCTTTCAAACTAGGGTTTGGTAAATCTAATAATGTTCTAAGAATTCTATTACTAAAATCATAGGCATAACCACCCGCTTGTGTTCCAAGCATTTCAGAGCCATATAATTCTTGCGGAGTTAACAAAGCAAAAGGATTTCGTGTACCCATTACCTTTGCAGCCTGTGCTCCTGCTACACCAGTCATACCACCAATCATTTCAGCAGAAGGTTTAGAAACTAAGTTTTGAGGTAGTCTTACATCATCAGGTAAGTATTGTCCTACAAAAGGAATGTAAGAACCGGGGTTAGGTAGCGAAAACTCTTTTGCTGCTTGATTATAGTAAAAGTTTGCTGGATCTTTTATTAACTCTTCACGAGCCATAACATCAGAAGTTTTATTAGCTAGTTCACCATAGTATTCTTTACTTCCTTTTTCAAAAGGTATTCCAGAAAGTAACATTTGTTTGTCACTAGCTTCAATCTTTTTTAACACTTCTTGAGTTCCCTCAAATGTTAAATCAGCAGGTAAGCCGTAAGCTTTTTTTATCTTACTTAAATCTTGTTGAGACATCTTACCTCCAGGCATCTCTAACATAATTGTTTTTTGATTAGGAGTGCCTTTCATTAAGGTAATTGGCTTGCCTTTTTTTGTTCCTGGTGTGAAAGAATCTATTTGTACAATGTTATCTCTTTCCATTACATTAACCCTTCTACAGAAGATACACTAAATAAATCATCAAGATCTATCACTTCACCTTCGTTATCAAATTCATTAGGTACAGTTCTTTGTTGATTTTCTGGTTGTTGACTTTGTGTGGCATCCGCTTCAGGACTTGTACCTGCTGGATTTATTTGACCTAAATATTGGTTAAAGTCTGCAGGATTAAGACCTAAGTTTCTTAAAATGCTTTCTGTTTTTGTACGATCGGAGAAAGTTGGATCTCTTGTTAAAATCTCAGGATAGGCACGTAGTAAACCACCTTGAGCTTGTCTAATTTTACGATCAACTTCTTTCAACGCAGCGATCACATCTTGCGGAGCTTTTGCACCATAAATAGAAATCGCATCACTGGCACGTTTAATATCATCCACGTTTAAACGACCTGTTGGTTTGTTAGCTCTAGCTAAACCATAAATAATAAAGTTTTCACGAACTTTGTTTTCTGCATAACTTGTGTCGTAACCTTGGCTTTTGAACCAATCTTCATTGAATAAATCAGCCATAGAGACCTCTACATTTTTAGTTGTTGATGCAAAAGGATTTTTTGGTGTAGGTAGATCAGTAAGAGTAATGACAGTTTCTTTTTCGTTGTAATCATCAAACTCAAGGAAATCTTTGTTGTATAGCTGTTCACCACCACTGGTTAAGTTAGTACCTGCTAGTCCACTTCCACCTGATTGTTTTGAAATTTCGTTAAAAATAGATTCAATATTGAAGCCCGCAGTTTGAATAATACTTTGAATATTACCAGGTAAACCTAACTTATTAATATCACTTGAAGCAGTCACTAAAATATTTGATATGTCTGATCTAATACCGTCTAGTGATGCAAAGTCTTGAACACCTTCTGTAATCTTCTGCACGGAGGGTGTCAATGATTCAAGTGTAGCTTGTTCTGTTCCAGGTTGTGTTTTTCCAATAATTGTTGCATTAAAAGTGCCGTCAGGGCCAGCAGGAATTGGCACATCAAAAATCTGTACTTGTCTTCCATCTTCTAATGCTTGTACTCGACCTAACATTAATTGTGGTCCAAATTCGGAAGCAACCATTCTACCACTGCCATATTGTCTTGCACCTGTTGGATCAATGTAGCTAACATTTAAAGGCGCATCCAAATCATTTAACATACTCAAAGAAGATTTTATTCTTTCTTTTTGCACGTCAAGATTGTGTGAGGATACATCTTTTAAAATATCGGAATTGAAACTCATAAATTTGGTCATGTCATCATTGTCATAACCCATCATCTTCAAAAAGAAATCAGCTTCTTTTTCCATAATTATTTTATTCGCATCTTGTGCTTGTTGAACAGCAAGCTCTCCAACTTTCATTTGATAATTAATTCTGTTTAATTGGTCTTGATCTGCTCTACTTAAAGCTTTTCCAGTGGCTTGTGCTAATACATCAAGAGCACCTGCAACGCCTTTAAATTGTGTTCTGCCATTTAAGGCATCAATCACAAAATTAAGAGTTGAATCTAAACCACTTCTTTTTGGAAGTTCTCCTAAAGATTGTCTAATCTGTGCTTCAAAATCAGCAGGGTTATAACGATCACCTAGACCTAAAGCTTTGTAGTATTGATCAGCATAAGCTCGTCTTTGATCTCTCACAGGTAAATACTGACCAGCAAACTGATTGGCCATGGCATTCATATAAGATGTTGTATCAACCTCTTGCGCCGCTTGTTGTACACTGGTTGCAGCATTAGCTTCCATTTCAGGAGTTGGTGCTTCTTGCTGTTCTGATATAGAAAATTTACCTCCTTGATGAGGTCTAATAGAATTTATTGGTTGAATAGGATCAACTGTTAAGTCGATTTTGAAATCGCTAAGGGTATCATATCCTAAAGAACTCATGAACCCTCCTTATCCTGCGTATCCGCCTAATGCACTTATTCCTTGTAAAAGAGGATTACCCATTCCTGGTGCCGAAGCTTGCATGAAAGATGGTGCGGCACCACCAAGTAAGCCAGCTTGAAATGATAATTGTTGATAGGGCTGTTGATACTGAGACATTGCATTTTGATAAGCAGTTTGTGCTGCTTGTTGATCGGCAGCAGTTTGTGTGACACCTAGTTGACTTAGTTGTGTCGCTAAATTTGCTTGTGTTGTTGGAGCTTGTACACCAAAGCCTCCGTATAATTGACCAATGCCTGTGCCCAGTTCACCACCTGCAAGTTGTAAACCTGCAGCAGCTTGTTGTGCTTGTCGTTGATTTTCAAATGCTGATTGTGCTTGTTGTTGTGCAGTTTGAAAACCTGATGATAATAGGCCAGCTATACCTGTGCCTAACTGTTGTTGAAAACCTCTTTGTGCTTCTGCTTCTAAAACTCCTTCACGACCACCACCAAAAGCACCTGCGCCTAAAGCTTGTGCTGCTCTTCCTTGACGTGAAATATCAAAATTTCTTTGCATTTCTTGACTGTACTTATCAATCACTTCTTGTTGATAAGGATTCATAAACTGTTGATAGGACTGTGGATCGTAGGCCCCGGTTGTTTGCGCTGAGGTCGTCATCGCATTACTAATAGCTGCATTTGCACCTTGTAGTGCTCCTACACCCATTCCGAAATAATCAGGTCCTGTTGTAGCTGCATTAGCGGCTAAATTTGTTGCTTGACCAATAGCGGCTGAAGGGGAAACAACTGTTTGTGTTGGGATTGCTGCAGCATTAGACGTTAAAGCCTGACCTGCAGTTAGCACATTACCATATTGTTGTGCAATTAAATCTTGTAATTCTTGTGGTGTCATTAAACTCTACCTATTCCCATGTTTTGTGCTTTGTCTTCTAAAGAATACATCATGTCATACATTTGTTTAGTACCTTGTTCTCTATTACCATTACCCGCAGCCATTACTGCTTGTTTCGTCATTACAAATTCGCCATCGGAGAGCATTGCAGGGATATCGTCAGATTGACCATCACCTGGACCATTAATCATACCGTCTTTTTCAGGAAAGTCCATCACTCCACCTTGGTTCATAGTGGCTGCATAAACGGGATTAATATCTTCATAAAAGTCTTTGTCGGCTGATCCAGATTTTAAATAAGGATTTTTTGTTGGATCGTAAAACATTTCTTTTTCTTCATCAGACATTGCTGCTGCTGCAACAGTTGCACCAACAGATCCTAGCTTTAGTAAAGTGCCATATTTTTCAAAGAAGTCTGTGACAGGAACGATGGATTGTGAACCATCAGCATTTGTAATAACTTTTGTTTTATTTATTAAGCCCTCTAAAAATCCCGGCTTCTTGACTGGTGCAGATAAATTAGTGCCTCCTGAACCGATTGATCCTATAGAGCCTCCTCCATCAACAGTGAAAGAACCTCCTTGTTGTGGTGTAACAATTGGATCTGTCATACCACCAGGAGTCATACCAAAACCACTTTTTACTCCACCCATAAATCCTTCAGGTGTGCCCATAGCACCAATACCTCTGGCCAGTGATCCGTAGGCCACGTTTCTTAAAACATTCTCAGGTTTGTCACCTGCAAGTAAACCTGCACCTGCTTGTGTTAACATCGGGTTCGCTGCTGCAAAACTTCCTATACCACGTGCTATATTTGCCATGGTTCCTGCACCTTGAACTCCTGCTAGACCAGGTAATAGTAGTCCAATACCGATTTGTCCAACAGGACTTCGTAATAAATCTTTTGCAGCTTTGAATATCTTCTTAAACATTTTTACTCCGGTAGTGTATGTGCTCCAGCAAATACATTCGGAGCTGTTACATGAACATCTCTTCTTATATCTGCTTCTTTTGTGTCTGTATCTGGATTGTCAATATCTGCCTGACATTCCTCATGTGAATTATATTCTTGACCTGTTTTAGTATTAGTGACAGTAGTTTCTACTTTTGCACTATATACAGGAACTTTTTTACCATCGATCGAGTCATAACGCAGGATCTTTGGTTCATCTACAATCTTTGCCATACTCTATTTTTATAGGTAGAAAGCTAGGAAATCAACAGGTTTATTGTTGTTGCTTGACTTCTAATACAGATATATCAGAGGTGAGATCTGTTGAAGACGCTTGAATTTTTAAAGAGTCTCCACCCTCATACACAAAAGGTCCATTGAGTTGTTGAGTAGCACCGTGAGCCACATCAATGTTATTAATTTCTACGTCAGTAGAACCATTATTATGTGTAATTTTTGCATTAACAGTACCTGATCCTGAATCATTATGAAGAACTATCGTTTGAACTATAAAGGTTGAAACAGGTGTTGGAGGAGTTGCTGCCACATTTGCAACAGGAACTGTAAAAATTGTTATAGCTGCAGTGTTAGCTGCTTTTTGTGTAAACCTTTTAAATACATCAGCCATCTATCTAAAAAACCACGCTCTTCTTGTGGACTCCTCTTGAGTGTCTTGTGTATATTGAGTGTTCAATTGTTGTATCATTTCCTCTAATTGTCGAATTAGTTCAGCAGACTGTTGAGCATCATACTCAGGTCTAGGGTCAGGAAATCTTTGTAATGTTAGTTTTGCCATTATCTTCTACCATCGGGTTGAATATCAAAACGTTGTGTTCCTAATCTCCAAGCGGTGCCTGTTGTATTAGAGACAACATTGACTGTGAATTCTCTACCTCTTCCTCGTAAGCTTACAAACTCTGTTGTGTCAGTAAAGGTCGCTGTCTTAATAGTGCTCGTTGTATTGTTTGGATAATACTTAAATTCTAATTTCATATTTAAAGTACCTTCTTGATTTTGAATATCAGGTATAAGTTTTTGTACAAAAAGAATATCATTACCTTCACCTATTTCTACAGATCCTGATTTCACAAAAGCAGTCATGGCTTCACCGTCTGCATTATTTCCTGTCTCATGTAAAAACATTTGAGTCGCACCATCAGTTAAACCAGAGATAACTTCATTGTTGGCCGTGGTCGTTGGTAAGTAGTCCGAGGCTACAGGATTATCATAGACTTCTCTATCAATCCAAGTTGTTCTATCTAGTGTTCCTGTCCACCAAGTTTGCTCTAGATAGTTATAAGCCACTACTGCGTTAATTGTGTCAGATCCTGTTCTTGGGTAAAACCATAATACTTCATTGTACTCGCCATTATGACCTACAAAAGCATTTTCAGATCCTGTTATATTAATATTGTCAAAAACAAACTGTTCCACGGTACACGGTAATTTTTTGACTGTACCATCAAACAGATAAAAAGAATCTTGCGACATCCAATAGGCAACACCGTTTAAATCAAGTCCTGCGTGACTACCAATGATTCCACAGTTTTGACCTAATTGTCGTAAACCAAAAGTAAAAGGAGGACCAATAAACTGCATTGAGTGTAATGATGTATCTGTCCATACAAGTATTTGACCTCTAGATCGCTCTGCTGCCACGATCCGTGATCCGTCAGCAATTCTTAATGAGCCAGCAGTATTTTCTGCTGTAGGTTGATACGTAGTAATATCTTCTTGATCCGAAAATCTTATTAGTAAGTCATCTTGTGAACTTACAGTTCCAATTGTGTTTTCTGTTCCCATAAAAAGTAAATGTCTATCAGGCGTTGAAACTAAACTTATTCTTGATGCGGTTGGTGCACCTGATATAGCAGCGGCTCTTGTGCTTACACCTGTTGATGTGTCCCACCTGAAGGCACCACCATTTAAAACTGTTGCAATTAAATCTTCTCCAAAATTATCTAGCGACCATTGTCTCGCTTCCAAAGTTACATTAGAAGCAGCAGAAGGAGTGCCCCATGTACTAGAGCCCCATGAGTCAGTGCCCCAACCAAAAGCTGAAGTAGATATCTCAGGACCAATAGTAATTTGATATTTAGCATTGCCTGATCCACCACCACTTGCTGTTGATCCTGAGGCAGCAGCGGTTGTTGTTACAACATAAGCATTGTTATTAGCTACTGATGTAACTTCAAATTCTTTATTCATATCCAAGCCATCAATAGCTGAGAAAGAATCAAAAGTAACAAAGTCACCTTTCGCTGCTCCATGCGCAGTATCGGTTACTACTACTGAGGTTGTTGCGTTTGTAGTAAAGGGATTAGTTAAAGCTTGTGTTTCTCTAATAGGGGTAATGTCATAAGCTAGTCCTTCTTCTATAACATAAAGCTTTCTATCAGTGCCAACAGCGTTGTATCGTGTGCCATCTAAGGCTACCCAAGCATGTTGATCACGAGCGACACCCACCAAGGTTGTGGAGATAAACTTCTCCCATCCTTTAATTTTCTGTGGTAATCCTTGAAAAAAACGTACGTTATCCCCATCTGTCCACTTGCCTTCGCCTGTGTAGTCGGTGACTTCTTTATTGATACCTGGTGCTGGTCTAAAATTTACTAATGGCATGACGTCAATATACTACAAAAATCCAATAGATAAATAGCTTATTTGAACATAAAAATATTAAGCGTCATACGTGCATCTTCAATACTATATCCATGATTACCAAAAGAAGTGTGATACAAGCCTTTTTCAAAATACACACAAGTATTTTGTACGAAATTTGCTTTTGATATTTCATTTTCTTGATTATCAGCAAGAAATTGAGTTCCCGAATCTAGGTTAGTATTAGAAAGATAAATTAAGGCTGTGTCACAATTATCTCTATGTATCCAATCTTTTTCTTCATCTTCGGCTAATCTAATATGAGCATATGTGACTATTCTTTTGTATTTATCTACATCTATTCCATTTAGTTTAAGGTAGGATAAAATATGTAAATGTAAAAAAGGATTTTCTTTTTCAAAAGAAAGTGTTCGTTTACCAGGCCAATCATATTTTCCTGGAATAATTTTATTCATTTCCTCTAATGTATAAAAATTTAACTTTTTACAATTCTCATATATGAGATTTGGAAAATCAAAAAAATTATAAATTATCTTAATATTTTTACTCATCTTTTTTAGCTACTAAAGACCCAACATGACCTTTAAAGGCTCTATTACCAAAGTGAGTTAAAGGCATAGCTAAGTCAGCCCAAATTTCACCACCACACTCTTGCCATAAACGAGAGAAGTAGTAATCTTCAGATAAATATCTTATTTGTGGTTGACCTTCTTTTGTTTTCGTATTGTAAGGTCCAACAGCGAATAAATCATAACAGTTATCAGACTTATAAGATCCACCATTAACAATTTGATCCGACTCATATTTTCTTTCAGGAAACTTTTTCATCATAGTTCTAAATACTTTTCTTTTAACTAACATCATACCTGTGGCTGCTTCTTGCACAGGAAAAAAACCTCCCTCACCTTTTAAATTTAAAGGGTCATCAAAATTTACATTATATCCTAAGGCTTTAGCTTCTATTTCATCAGGTTGTGCGTCAGGGTTTTCTTTTAAAATGTCTTTAATCTTTTCAAGGTATAAATGTTTTCTGGGATAAATTCCACAAGCTATATCTTTATCTACACAAAGTAATCGTTCAATATTTTTCCAAGTAAAACCTATGTCAGCATCTATGAATAAAAGATGTGTAGCAACAAAATCTTGTTGATCCATCATCATGGAGACTATGGTATTTCGAGCACGAGTAATTAAACTTTCATTACCCATTGTTTGTATTCTCATTGCAACATTGTTAGCTTGAGTCCAAGACTGTAACTCCAACAAGCCATGTAAAGTCGGTTCCGTAAGCATGCCACCATACATTGGCATCCCTAAAAATAATTTAAAGTTTTGATCTTTTAGTTCTTCTGGTTTAATCATTTGTTCCTCTATTCTGTAGGAAAATCTGTATTAAATGCAATTACAGTTTTTCTATTATTATCCTCAATGGGTGGTGACATGTGTGGTAAAAAAGCAGGGAAACTTATAATGTCCCCCTCTTCACAATCTTCGGTAAAATGTTTAAATTTAGTGCTTGCACCCTTTGAACATTCCACAAAATAAACATTAGCAAAATTTGAACCAGGATGAGTATGCCATCCATGCCTATTATTTTGACCATATTGTTGAAACCAAAAATTACCTACAATGTACCTATTAACATTCAATGCATGGCACATGCTTACCAAGTGATCACTAATTGTTTCTATAAACAAATTTTTATATTCTCGATGCATTGTTTTGGGAAGATTCCAATCTGTGTGCAGAATATCATTGGTTTCCACTTTATACGGATTTTGAGGTATCAAAGCTATCTGCTGTAAAAGTTTTTCTTTAATCTCTTGATGATTTTTTACCTTACTTTTAAATATATATTTATTTTCCATAAAATTCATTTATGTCTTTCTAGATAATGCTCCTACTGCAATTTTTTTATTACCAGAACTAGGTTCTCCCCAATGCCAAATATCAGAAGGAAAAAAAATTATCTTTCCCTTTTCAGGTTTTACTTTGTACAATTCTTCTTTTAATTTAAAACAAGTATGTCCGTCTTCTGAGTTTGATAAATATAAGATAAAAGAAAAATCTTCCGTTTGTTTATGATCATGAGCTTTCTCATAACCACTCTCATAAAAATGAATTAAATGCACATGATGTAAAACTGTATCCCCATAAGGAATTTTATCTAAAATTTCGTTAACCATTTTAACAGTAAAATTAAATTTAAGTATATTTCCTGTGTGATAGCCATTTACACAAGAATGATTTGGAAGTAAAGAACGATTCAAATCTGGTCTTAAATCTTTAAACACATCTAATGTGTGTAAAAATTTATCTACAATATTTTCTTCTATCTTATTTTCTAAAACTTGTAACAACTACATTTTCTCCTTAATGCAATACTTAGATTTTAAATCCTAACATAGGTCTTTTATCAAACTTAAATTCTTTGTATGGTCCGTCTTGATCAACATAGTGTAGAAATACTGTTATAAAATGATCATGAGTGCACATTTCTCTCCAGTGAATTTTCTCCATCCCTTTGAATATTACTGCATTGTTAGGAATCATTGGAAACTTATGTTCAATTCTACACCTTTTCACTTCTTCTTTTCTATTATAATATTTATAATCAGAATTCTCATCCTCTTCTCCAACAAATATTTCATAAGGTTGATCTATAGGATCTGCTCCTAAACATAAAGCCACCGTATATTCACAAGATTCTCTATCTTTGTGAATTTTTAAATCTGAGCCTTTGTCATAAATTCTAAAGAAAGAGTATGTTGGCCATAATTTTTTTCCAACATTTTGTTCTATAACAGGAACACTAGCATCTAATAGCGTTTCCATAAGAAAATCACTATGTTCAGATATTAATGATTGTGTTTGACGATCAACATTAAATTTTTTCATATTTGAATATTTTATAATTGAGTAAGAATAAGCTAAATTTAAAATTTGTTTTGGTAAAAATTCTTTTATAAAAATTGGTTCCATTTATATTACCCACGCTATCAAGGCATAACGTGTTCCTTTTGTTATTTTATTTACTTGATGAGGAAACATAAAATTAGACGGAAATATAACTGCGTCACCTACATTTTGTGGCACAATATGATGCCCACCTGGAATATCAAAAACAAATTCTCCACCTTCATACTCGTTGTTTAAACAAATAGAAATAGACAGATGTCTCTCTGTTACTTTAGCACCAAAATCTTTGTGAAAATCATAACCTGCTTTGTATTTGTTTGCATCGTATCTAAGTATGTCAAGTTGAGATATTTTATCTATGTTAATAGAATTATTATTTTTATAATGATCAACACATTGAAATATTTTTTCTTTCACTGCATTTAAACAAATTTTTTCTCCGAATGATTTAGCGTCTAATAAAGATCGAGTTACACAATTTCTTATATCTTTATCCACACCTTTTCCAACAGTGCCCGCATCAATATAATCGTTATCAAAATAGGAGATAATTTTTTTACAAAAATTTTGAGGTATTATTTTTTTGACTTCTAAAATATATTCTTTCATTTTTTATTTATACACAGAAAATTTAGTAAGTAATACTGTGTGCAGATAGGTAGTTATTCCTAGCTGTAGTTGCTGCTGTCACCGCTGCGGAATCATCTTCTGCACCAGCATCAGCATGACCATCATATGTTGTTGTATAAGTATCATTTGCTTCACATCTTATTACAACATTTGTTGCCCACTGAGGAAAGGAGGATATTGCAAGATTGTCATTATTATTTGTGTACTCAATTTCACCTGTGTTTGTCGTAGCATCCCACTGTAAAGCATGAATACCAGAATCTATTTCAGTATGAGATCTTACATTTAAGTGTACTTTACTATCGAGGTAAACATCGGATTCAGTGTTACCTGTGCCTTTAGCGGGTCCATCACCATCTAATGCTCCTCTAGAGTCAAAAATTATAGTAATTCTACTATTTACGGTTGTGTTGTTTACGGTTGTTGCCATCTTTTTTTACCTTTTTTTCCTTCTTTACTTTTATCTTATTATTACTTAATTGTCTAATGGTTTCATCTTCACCTTTTGTATTTTTTTCTTCAAGGGCTTTTTGATGATCTCCTATTTTTCCGAAAAGACTAGTTATATTTTGCATTTCTTTTCTTGTTTGAGGTTGAGCAGCTAAAATGTTATTCATAACATTTTGACCTTTGACCATTTCATTTCTAAAAGATTCGGTTGCTGCTTGAACTCCTGCCGTTTTTGCTGAATTTTCTACAAGAAGTAAAGGAAGCCAAGCTATAGAACATCCCCACTCTTGTACATCCAAACCTGTTTGAGGGTGTTTGCCTTGAAGCATGTTGTACCAAACACATTGATGTTTAATACATTTTTTGTTGAGTAACGGACATTTACCGTCAGGGTCGAATATGGGCATTAATCTTTGGCGGCTATAATTACGTTTGCATATTTAACGTTTGCAGCAGGTACAGTTACTGAGACATCAGCAGTTGCACTTGATAAAGATCCACTAAAGGGGTGCGAGTGTGATCCACCTCCACCTGTGGGAGTTATTGATCCTGGTCCTCCAGGAATAGGGTCTTGACTTTGCCAACGATCAGGGAAACCTATACCAGTAATTCGATTTGAAGGTTGAGGTTGATCTGGATCTGGATTACCTTTAGCTATGTCGTGAGTGTGGCTAGCGATTGTTGGCGTGGAAAGTGTTGTTCCTCCCACTGTTCCAGCAACAGAACCTGTAACAGTTGCTGTATCTGTTCCAGCTTTATTAGTTGTAGCTAAGAAAGAAGAGAAGTAAGCAGTAGAACCACCTGTACCTCCACCTGAACCTGTGACAACTGACATTACAGATTCTGATAATGCAGCAGCAGTGTCTTGTGTCCAACCTGTTGGAGCAGACGCTTGATAAAAAACTTGTTTTGTTCCAGAAGGAAAAGGTTCAACTCCACTTAAATTTGAACCGTCACCTGTAAATGTTGTAGCAGTGACAGCACCATTTGTTCTAAGAATAATTTGTCCTGATGAACCAGCAGTAACAGTGTCTTTAAAAGTTGTAGCTCCTAGTTTATCAACTGAGTTGTAAATTTTAAAATTTGCAGAACCCTCACAGTAAACATGTGAATAGGCTCCTTGTGCTATAACAAAACCATTTGCAGTATGACCTGTTGCAGCTATGGTGAGAGTTTGAGAACCTGTTGTATTATTAAAGAAAACATATTCACTTTCAGTGGCAGGAATAAATACTACGATATCCCCTGTTAAAGCTCCTGTGAGTTCAATTACTTTATTAGAAGACTCAGCAGTTGGATCTGCGTCCGCAGTTGAAAGAGTAATATTAGCAGAACCTGCAACAGATTTAGCTAAATAACCACCACCAAAGGCATCTAAAACATCCAAATTATTATTGGTATTTGTACCCCAGGTATTGGCGTTAGCCCCTGTTTCCATCTTTTCTAATTTGAATCTACTTGTATATGTACTTGCCATGTTTAAACCTCTCTAAAATATATCTTTTTTTGTTATTCAAGCAACACTTTTTATGCTGCATCTACCTCTGTCCAAGTATTACTTGCACCTGTTACTACATTTGCCCAAGGTGTGGAAAACGGATTTCCTGTGACTATCGATAAGTCAAGTCCTGTTAAATTTACTGTAGCACTACCTGTAGCTGTTGCTGTTCCTGCAGCAAAACTCATGGCAACTGTGGAAACGCTTACAATTACACCCGTTCCTACTTCTACTGTTTCCGTACCTAAAGCAGAAGTCATTGAAACTCCTGTAGGTTGTACAAGAGCATCTGCCTCTACAGTAGCAGTTCCAAGAGCAGAAGTCATAGTGACTGGAACAGGATCTACTTGAGTATAGATATCAATTACAGGAGTTCCAATAGCAAAATCTAATTGATCGGAAGGTGCAATAACTGCAACACTTCCTTCACCAGAAACAGTCGCTCCTGATAAAGCTACGCTTACTAATTGACTATCTAAAGTAACAAGAGATGTTCCTGTTTCAGTTGTATCACCTAGAGCACTTGTCATCTCTAAGCCTGTTACAGAAACTATGACACCTGAACCTACTTCAACTGTAGGAGTGCCTAGGTCCGTGGACATCGTCACACTTGTGACGTTAGTAATAAATTCTATATTCTCATTCCATGCGAAAGAACCCCAAGTATTTCTTCCCCAACCTGCATCAACGGTTCCGTCTGCTACTTCCGTGCCTAAACCAAATGATGTGGATAAGCTACCAAGAACGACACCTGCGCCTTCTTCAATTGCAAGTGCACCAGATAATTGTGTTTCAAATGTAACAGGTGTTACAGAAATAACGTGTTCAGGTGTACCTGTTGCAGTTCCTAAAGCAGAAGATACTTGTAATGAATCTAATGTGACTAAGCAATCAGCTACGACACTTTCCGTGCCTAATGCTGTTGTAGTCGATAACCCAGTAACAGATACTGTGATCGAGCTTTGTTGGCCCCAAAAGCCTTCGCCCCAATTATTTTCACCCCAAGCATCTGCCATGGTAATGCTCCTCTAAATTAAGATAATCTTAATATAGCACTTGAAGCATCATTGGTTGGGAATGCGATTGTGAATGTACCGTTTGTTGATGTTTTTACACTTCCGAAATCAAGAACACAAATAGCTGCGTTTGTATTAGCTGATGATCTATTATAGATCAAAGCTGCTTGAGCAGAAATTGTTGCTGATGTAAAACTTGCGTTTGCAAAATCAACAAATGCTGTAGAAGCTGTTGCGCTAGTTGCTGTTAAGCCGATAGTTGGACTTGTTAAAGTTATACCACCTGCTGCATATGTTCCTGAATTACCTACTTCGTTTGTTGCTGAGTAGGCTGTTGTGTTTCCATTTAAAGTTACTGAATTTGTGTACAGAGCGAGATTAATTGTATCATTATCAATATCGTGGTCCCCTGCTAACAGCTCCTTTTTAAAGGAAGCACAGACTGCTTGGTTTATTGCCATGTTTTATGCCCTCCTTAGGCTTTTGGGTCTGCGGAAGGCAAAGCCACTCTAAGGACTCCATCCACATACTCGTCTCTTCTTTTACGTCCCATTTGCTCATTAGCAAAAGCCTGTAAAGCTGTTTGGAACTTTTGAGTGTATAATTGCATATCTTGTGCGTTTTTCAAGTATGAAAATGCTTCGGATAGCGTACCATACAACAAAACTTCTGGTGCATTGTTTGATATAAAGGTCGTTGTTGAAGTTATACCTGCACCATTTCCTAAACGTTCTGGTGTTTCGTCATACCACATTTCTACTGTGTAAGCCGTATTTGGAGTAGGAGCTACAATCAAAGTTGTTGCGTCCCAATTTCCCCAATATTTAGGTTGACCTGTAAAATTTGTATCTGTCGTAGATCTTTCTACTGAATATTCGTCCATAAAAGTAGCATCTCTTTGCTCTAACCAAGTTCTTGTTCCATCATCAGCTACAATTTGTAATGCTCTAGCAAACCTAAACCCACCTTCTGGGCCACTAACATCTAAAAAAGCATTGTTAGCTTCAAAAGTTGTTGTTGCATATCTTCTTTGTGCATCAGTATCTATAAGTCTATCAATTTGATTTTCAA